GACCAAATATCCAAACGTCTGGGTCAGTCGGAGGCCAAGTGGGGCTTGGTGGTTCGGGTAGTGTAACGGCATGCCTATCACTCCAAGAGAACAATATCACCAAAGGATAAAAACCAAAAGGAAAGAGGAGATATATAAAAAAATAAATAAATAAATATATAAAAGTATTTATATATATAGGAATACCGGAACGGTGGACGCTACTCCGCATACGGCTGCGCCTTGGCGCTGAGGCAGAGGTCTGGATTTTTGTCTTAAAAGTTGAAGTGTCAAATTTTAGACATTTTTTGACCTTTAATAAAAAAGAGGGTGTGTGACTGTCACTCAAACACCCCCTGGAAGGCACCAGATGGGCCTCAGTCCTTCGCAGATAACTCGATGAAGGTGGGGAACCATCTTTCCTTCCGGCGGCTTGTGGGCCGTTTTGGTGGCTTCTGGGTGGGGGTCTTGATTTTCGTGGTGGGCGTTGTGGTCTTGTAAGCGGTGAAGTCCCGCATGTCTTTGAATGTGTGGCTCATGGCTAGGCTCCTTAAAGGTTGATAGTGCGCCACATCGAGTCGATGCGGTTGCCTTGTTGCATGGCTACGTCCAGAACCCCCTGCTTCATCAGCCACGCCTGCCACTTCTTCGGCAGAGCCTTGAAGTCCTCGGGGAACTCCACTTTCACAGCGCCTTGTTGCTTCGCTTCTACTTCGGCGAATACTTGGGCTGTACTGAGTTCGTTCGCGTGAGCCACAGCAAAAGCCGGATAAGTCCAGCCTTCTTTGTGGGTACAAATCATGGCTACTTTGATTTTCTTGCTCATGGCTTTTCCTTTCAGGTTGTTTGTGTGACTGGTACACAGAACGAGAGGCGCCCCAAACCGCAGAACACCCCTCGTCCTCTCGCTTCTTCGCAGCAAATCTGTCAAACGCTTGCGAGGAAACGTTTCTGCTCCGCCTTGCTGAGTTTCTCAAATGCCTTCAACAGGTTGGCAACAGGGTCTTGCTTGGTTTGCTTTGACTTCTTGGCCGCAGAACCAGACGGGGCAAACAAAGTAGTTCCGGCGCACCAGTAACGTAGTGCAGACAAAGCGGTTGAGTCGCGTGATCCGTCCGACTTGTTGAAGGAAACCCCGCCCGTCCGAGTCCGTACGACTTCAGCCTTGTAGCGTTGCGCGACTGCGGGTGCGACCTTCTCCGCAACAAAGTCCATCTGTGCCTCCCATGTGGGCGAAGCGAGTACGCGTGCAGCGATGTCCTTCTGAATTGCACCGGCCTCCACAACGAGTTGGTCGGCTTTGTTGTACCAGGTGATGATTGCTTTCATGGCTTTCTCCTTAACGTGTGACTCAGTCACACAAATAAAAAGCCCCGCGACCGGCGGGGCAAACGGACCGGCTGGCAACCCAACCGATACATCTATTATAGCACATGGGGGGTTCTGCCCAGCCTGTTGCCGAGAACATTTGGCAGTTCTGGAGACCCCACCCTACCCCGACCCCCCTAAATTGAGCGAGGTGCTGCGAGGCCACAAGAACACTATTCCATAACCACAGCGCAAAATTTTGTCCAACTATGTCTAATTTTAGACATCCAAGCTGAGAACATTTCCCATTAAAATTTCATGCAAATTGTTGCAATGCACCACGACACCCACTACAATACAACCATTGTTCAACCACAAAGGAACCACCATGTCACCACGCGATCTAATCGACAATGCCTTCGCAACCATCAAGCTAGCCTTGGACGTGCAGAAAAGTTTTATTGAGCGCGCCCTCGACGAAGCCGAAAAGTATGTGAAGCAGTTCCAAGCAAAACAGAAGTAAGCTGTACCCCAGGGGGTAGTGTGGTTTAGGGTTTACCCGCAAGCAGCCCAAAGACCAAGCACACCACTACCCCCGCCCCCTGCTTTGTTGTATAGTGTTTGACATGCAGCCCAAAAAGCCTGACGACAAAGTAGCCAACCAGAAGCCAGCGCCACAGCGCCCACCGCTTCTTTTAATTTATTGGTACGACGCGCACCATGAGTTTGGTTGGTTAGAAGGTAACGCTGATCCGGAGCCAGTGGAGATCCCGCTTGTGTATTCCGTTGGTTGGCTAATATCTAAAAACGACCAGGGGATCCGGATATGCCAATCGTGGACAATAGACAACCACGCCCAGACGCTGACGATACCGGCACGGATGATCGAGCGGATAATCGAAGTAAACCCAAGCGAGTTAGAAAAGCAGATCCCGACCACTACGCTAAGTGGGGAAAAGCGCACTACCAGAAAAACAAAGCAGCCTACGTAGCCCGCTCAGACGCTAGAAAGAAGCAGGGGCGCGAAGAATTTGCGGCGTTTAAGGCTAGGCTAGCCTGTACCCAGTGCGGGGAGAATCACCCAGCGACGCTAGATTTTCACCACGTAGTTAGAAAGCCAGGAAACCGCAAGGTGCACAGGCTGATTGCCAACGGGCAGTACGAGGCGGCCATGAAGGAAGCGGTGGAGAAGTGTATCGTGCTGTGCGCTAACTGCCACAGGAAGGTTCATTGGGAAGAAAAAAAGCCCCAGCACGAGGCCGGGGCTTAACTGGAGCTAACCAGAAAGGAGAAGTACCAGTGAGCAGAGCTACACAAGATACAGACTGTAGTATACACTAACTGCATCGAGGTACAAGACCTACGCGAAAATATGTTAGAACACTTGATCGAGTTCAAGCCCGAGGTTCTGCCGCAACCGGTAGAATCAACTACGCCTATTGACAAAGCGGCGCCGAATGAGATTTTCAATGCGCAAGTAAAAACGACCGACTGGTTGAAAGAACTTGGCGCTGAAGATGACGACGAGATACTGGATACGGCGCAACAGTCCGCTGCCCGCGAAGCGTTTGCTGCACTAACGACGAGTACTAAGCCCAAACAGGTGAGGGACTTGCTGGTTAAGGTGGAGACTCCTGAGGCCGTGCGGCATATCGTGGCCATGCTAACTGCATACGACTGGGAGTTTGTTAATCAGGCTAAAGAGTTGCGGGGTATGGCAGTTGCGAAACTCGTCGAAGAAACAGAACACCCAGACGCCAGGATCAGACTGCGGGCAATTGAGTTGCTGGGCAAGGTCACGGAGGTGGCGCTCTTCACAGAACGTGTCGAAGTTAAGAAAACGGATCTATCAGACCTTGAACTTGACGCGAAGATCAAAGAGAAGCTGGCCAGACTACAGGGAGTAGTCGACATAAAGCCCGAAGACGTGGAAGAAAAACCCGAGGAAGATGAATAACGACCTCGATGTCCTGCTTGCAGGCATGACACCACAGGAAAAGCTGGACTTTCTGGAGGCGCTTGAGGAAAAAGAGAAGCGAGTCGCCACCACCAGCGCTCAAGCTAGCCTGATTTCGTTCGCTCGGGAGGTGTATCCTGGGTTTAAAGAGGGGCCGCACCACCGCAAGCTGGCTAAAATCTTCGATGACGTGCTGTCTGGTAAGAAAAAGCGGGTAATTATCAACATCGCCCCACGTATGGGTAAGTCGGAGTTCAGTTCATACCTGTTTCCGGCGTGGTTTCTAGGTAAATACCCTGATAAGAAGATCATCATGGGTACCCACACGGCGGGTTTGTCAGAGGATTTCGGTCGACGTATAAGGAACTTGATTGATTCAGATGAATACAAACGCATATTTCCTAAAACAGAAGTGGCAGCAGATCAAAAAGCTGCTGGAAAATGGTCTACCAGCGTGGGCGGTCAGTATTATGCCGTTGGTGTGGGCGGCGCTCTCGCAGGCCGTGGTGCTGACTTGTTTGTTATTGACGATCCCCATTCTGAACAGGACGTAAAGACCAACTCCAGGCTGGCGTTTGACAATGCGTGGTCTTGGTTTCAGACCGGACCGCTACAGCGTTTGATGCCGGGTGGTGCCATCGTGGTGATTATGACCCGCTGGTCTCTGATTGACCTGACCGGGCGGCTGATTGACTTCCAGAGTAAAAACCCAGACGCAGATCCCTGGGAGGTTGTGGAGTTGCCGGCTATCCTGCCGTCGGGTAAAAGCTTGTGGCCAGAGCAGTGGCCCCTCGATCAGTTGCAGGCCAAAAAAGCGGCGATGGACCCACGGTTCTGGAACGCCCAGTACATGCAGGACCCCACGTCAGAAGAGGCGGCGCTGATTCGCCGGGAGATGTGGCAGATATGGACAGCAGAGAACCCACCCCGGTGCGATTTT